TCCAGGTTCTTGAAGAAGTCGACGATGCTGTCCTTGAGCTCGATGATCTTCGGTCCGAGCTCCGCGGCCTTCTCGAGCATGTTGTCGAAGAAGTCAGCGATACCCTCACCGTCCACCAGACCCTTCTTCAGCCTGATGAAGAACCGTCCAACCTCTCGTGCGAGCTTGCCGATCGCCCCACCGCCGGCCTGCGTGAACAGACCGATGAGGTTGCCGATGAACTTGACACCCTGCTTGATGATCTCCCACCCGATGGCGAGAGCGCTGAAGAAGCCCTTGAACACGATCTTGAGCGTCTTGACCGTGTTCTTGCCCGGCTCGAGAGCCTTGGCGAAGCGCAAGAAGCTCTCGGTCATCCCGAGCAGATCCTCCGCCGTCTTGGGCGGGAATATGGACCTGAACGCCTTACGAATCGGCTCCATGATCTTGCCGAGGTTCTCGAACGCGATCTTGAGCCCACGGATGAGCTTGGTCCGTCCGCCCAGGTCCTTCCAGCCCTGAAGCAGATCGTTCCGGTTCTTGGCCGAGTTCTCAGCGAATGACCCGAAGGCCTCTGAGATCCCGGTGAACAGCTTGGTTGCTTCCTCGAAGTCACCCAGGACAATCCGGAAGGTCTGCGACCAGCCCGAACCCACAGCCTCCTGTGCCGTGTCCATCAACTGAGTGAACGTACGAACCTTGGTCGCTGCCTCGACGCCAGTCTCACCGAGCTCTGCGAACTCACTGATCATCTGGTCCGTGAAGCCGAGCGCCTTGAGTTCCGTTGCGGAGATCTCGTTACCGAACGCCTTGAGCGTCGTGGTCAGGACGTCGGTTGTGATCCAGCCCTCCTGGAGCGACTCACGGAAGCTGTTGCCGGAGTCCTTCCAGTCGTCGAACGACTGATCGATCGGGACATCCACGAGCGTACCCATGGCCTTACCCGTGTCGAACAGGGCCTTCTGCATGACCTCGCCGCCCATGCCGGCGTTCACGACCGAGTTCCAGTCCATCAGCTTCAAGGAGCCAGACGCGATTGCCTGGCTGAGCTGATACATGGCCGTTGAGGCCTGCTGGGAGGTCGAGCCGGAGATGGCTGCAGCGTTGGCGATGCCCTTGATCGAGGCGACTGAGGTGTCCAGGTCAACGCCGGCCGCGGTGAACGTACCGATGTTCCTCGCCATCTCAGCGAAGTTGTAGATCGTCTGGTCAGCGTACGAGTTCAGCTCGTCGAGAGCTCCGTTGACCTGCTGAAGATTCGTTCCGTCGGCCTTGGTGTTCGCCAAGATCGTCTGGATCGACTTCATGTTGGTCTCGTACTCCTGGAAACCAGAGGTGATCTGATCCAGGCTCAGCGACTTCGCAAGCTTGAGGCCTGCGTCAACCGCCTTGTTGACGATGTTCGAGAGCGCCGTGATCCCGATGGTGGACAGCGCCAGGAACTTTGTGCTGATCCCCGAGATGGAGGTTGCCAGCGGATTGAGGTTGAACCCCTTCGTGGCCTTTGCCAGATCGCCAAGTCCGCTCGAGGACCCGGTGTTTGCCAGGGCAGTGTCCAGTTTGCCGAGACTCTTGATCGTATCGGCGATGTTCTTTTGGAACGCCGAGTTGTCAAAAGTCATCTGGACAACTCTGTTTTCAACGCTACCCACGGGTCACCTCTTTCCAAACGTCTTTTGCGATCTGGTCAAATATCGGCCGGATCGCAGGGTTGATGTAGTCGTAACCCTGGACGAAGCCACCCGTCCCGGTTCCGTGTCCATACTGGATCAGCATGGCAATGCAGGCGCCCTGATTGATGTGGTTGTTCACCCATCGAATCTTGACGGATTCCTTGGTCTGTTCGATCTCAACCGCCCATGACTGAGCGGTCTCACCACTCTCGATGGGGGTGGCAGCAGCGAGTGCATCCACGCCCCGTCGAGCAGCAGCGGCTACCCCCGAGTAAATATCGCCCTCAGCGAGACCCTCGAGGTACTTCGTTGTCTTGCGGAAGGACCCTTTGGTCGAGACCCCAATGGCCATTAGGTCACCTCCTAGCTGTTGGTGACTGCCTTGTCCGGCGTGTCCCAGGACTGCCGAATATAGGTGAACTGGGAGCGGATCACGACGAGCTGGCCGGAGTCGTACTGCAGGACCTCGGACACCTTGACGTTGTTCGCCCGGTATCGAGCCATGACGACCGGCTCACCTCGAGGCGCTGTGATGGCTCCGTTAGCCGCAAGAACCAGCTGTCCGGAACCCGTCGCCTTGTACCCTTGCCGCGAGTCATGGACCAGCGAGGGGACGTTGACTTCGTAGAACGGGCGCAGGTTCTCTGGGAAGATGAACTTCGCGTTGTTGTTGATTCCTGTGCCGTACTCGTAGATGAGGATGTCACAAGAGGTCATGGGCCCCAGACCACCGAATTCGATTCTCCAGCTGGGGTACTCGAGCCCGCTCTCGACGGTAAAGCCTTCGGGCCACTCTGTCGCAGGGTCCTGGTTGTTGTCGAGCACCATCGTCCAGCCCTCGAACTTGTCCCACGTGCCGTCGCCCCGCAGATACCGGGCACCATCGATGGGTGCTTCCTCCACATCGCCCTGTGGGCCGGTCAAACCGGTTGCGCCCCGGACATTGCCAGCGTCGATCGGGGTGCCTGCTCGGGTTGTGAGGATCAGGTTGTCGCCCTGAATCTCGCCATCCACGACGCTTTCGTCTTCGATCTGCTTCATGCGAGCAGAGGTGTAACTCTGTACGGTTGCCATGTGTCACTCTTCCAAGTTCTTGTCGGTGCTGCGGATGTAGTACGAGTCTGCATCCTCACCGAAGATGCTGTCGGACGTGATCTCGAATTCATCGGCGGACAGCCAGGTGATGTACTGCCCGTCGTTCTTCTCGGTTGCCGTCCAGGTCCCATCGAGATTGTCGGTGATGACCATGCGCTCCCAGTTGCGAATGATGCTCTGGAGAATCTGCGCCGGAGGCAAATATGGGGGTGACGTGCCATCTCCGTAGAGGATGTCTTCGAGGTCGGAAAGGAGGAGCGGGTCCACCTTCCTACTGTCAAGGACAATATGGCCCGTCGGGAGGTAGTTGTCGACTCGTTGTGGAACTGACGTGACCGACCACTGAAGCAGCAGAGGGTTCCATCCGTCTGTAAGCGTCCGGTTCTGGATCGGCGCTGGCACTGCTGTCAGGCCGTAAAGCAGGTGGATCTTGTAGTGCTCGCTTCCGCCATCGGTATCTGTTGCGACGCCGGTGCGATACGACATGTCGAACATTTCGAAGGACTGATGCAAGAAGTTAAGACCTGAGTCATCCTCCCGAACACCAACACACTTTTCCAGCTCTTCCGGATAGGTGTATGCGCGAATCGCGCCCTTGAATCCGTTCTGGATCACGATGTCGTTGACTCGAACGCCATCCATCCAAACCGGTTCGACTTTGTGGACCGGGTTCTCGGTGACGCTGACGAGTCCGTTCCAGACGACTCCGTGGTTGCCCTTTGTGTAGAGCACGCCGCGGTCCACGCCTTGTTCGATGACTCTCTCGCTTGGAGCATCCCATTCGAGGGTTGTCATTCGACCTCCTTAGCCTCTCGTGCCTAGCTGTGCGCGGCGCTTCTCGTTGAGTTCTCGGTATTGGCGAGCTTGTTCTTGCCGAGACATCTTCTTTGGGGGCTGGTTCTTGATGTTGCACACCCGAATGAGCGCGAACAAACGGTTCAGGTGCCAGTACTGGGCTTCCCACGGGATCTTGAAGGCAACCATCCAGTAGTAGATCAGTTCTGACGTGATCGTTTCCCCAGGACCTGTAGCCTTCGGCGTCTTGCCGAAGGTAGTCGCGGTTTGCATCGACTGAACATACGCATTGATGTCGTCGAAGTTTTGCTGAGTTAGGTTGGAAAGAACCCCCGGGGGAATTTCCGGACTCAGCAGCATGCATTCGATGTAGGAGAACACCTCTTCGGCCGTTCGGGCATCATCCCCGAGAAACGGCTTTTGGTGAATTGACTCCCATTTTGACAGTGAGGCCAAAGAGTGTTCCAGCTCCAAGACAGCGTCATCAACGGTGAAGAACTTGTTCTTCTCTTCGTCGTAGAACTCTTTACCAGGAACTGTGATTGTCAACACTCTTTGGCCTCCTCTGTCGTCTGGCTCACGGAGTGAGCAGTGCCACCACTTCGTCCGGAGTGGGCAGCGACGGGTCGCCGAGCTCGCCGTAGAGGGTGTCCTCCAAGGCAGACAGGGCTGTCGGGTCTGCGGCCCGGGAGTCCACCGTGATGAGGCTGGTGGGCTTGAACCCGGTCATCGGTGCCGGGGTGGTGGCGATCTCCCAGGAGAGGGGGACCGGTTCGGGGGAGTCGTTCACCGTGGTGAAGGCCTTCTCCGAGGGGGACGCCTGGCAGCCGTACACGAGGTGCAGCTTGTAGGCGTGGTCGTTGGCCTCGAGGTCGTTGCCGACGATGGTCCGGTAGGACAGCCCGAAGACGCCACGGCTCTGCTGTCCGACGGCCATGCCGGCCGCTCCTGCGGGCTCTCCCAGCCCGTCGAAGGCCTGGAACTCGGGCGGGTAGGTGAACGCCTCGAGTGTCGCGGCGAATTCCTCCGCCGAGTACAGGTTGAGGTACTTGATGTTGTCCGCGTACTGCGCGCTCGGCTCGGCGCCCGAGGGCGACTCCGTGACGCTGATCAGTCCGTTCCAGGACACGCCGGTGGCGTAGATGCCACCCACGTCCGGGATGTACAGGACGCCGTGATCGATGCCGGTCTCGTAGAACCGTTCGCCGATCTCATCCCATGTGAGTCGTGCCATGTCTTTGTCCTCCTTAGAAGAACAGCTTGAAGGTGTCGTGGTTGAGGTTGTCAGCCGTATAGAAGCGGTCGAACTCACACAGAGGTAGAGCGGCCACGAGGTCTGGAATCGGGCTGTCAGGATTCGGGTCGATGACCATCACCTGATAGCGCTTGCGAATGTGATACGGCTTGTCATTCGCATGATTCGTTTGTACGTCGTCTCGGTGGTACACGATTGCTGGGTACTTCATCTCCACCGTTGCGGGTGGTTGGAAGTACACGTTGTCGGAACCGAGAAGGTCCTTCAGCAGTTGCTGAAGCTCAAGGCGTCGGCCCATTATAAACCTTTCCGAGACTGAGGATGAGGCGAGGGTGCTTGACTTCGACCTGAGTCACAGTCCATCGCACCCCCGCCCACATCACGTACTTGATCTTGAAGAAGTGCTGCATGGCTTGGTCGTCCGCAACGATGCTGATGGAGTTGCCCACACTCAGATCGTCGTTGAGACTTTCGCCACTCTCCAGCTTGCGGGTGTTCCGGACCACGTCTCCCTGATAGGGATACTCCGTGATCTGGTCCACCCACACGCCGGAACCGACAGGCTCTTCGGCTGGTTCGCCGTAGCCAACTTGTCCGTAGAACCTTGTCATGTTGCACTCCCTTGATCAGCTGCCGGTCTGGCGCATGAAGCTCCAGCGGGTCTTGAAGCCCCCGGCGAAGTAGTAGTTCGAGTCCGCCCACGCCTGAACGTTGAGGACATCGCCGGCCGCCATGGCCACGGTGCCGGAGACGGTGTTGCCGTCGCCATCCGTGTAGGTCACGCCGGTCACGACCGGGATGGTCACCGCGAAGGTGTCCGGATCCTGGGTCGGAGCCTCGGGCACGACGGCGGTGTCACCGACAGCAGTCGAGTACACGACCACGGCGGACCGCGGCTTTGCGAGCGCACCGGAGAGGCGCGTCTCGATCAGGTACTTGTACTGGTTGTAGTCGATGTCGAAGTCGTCGAACATCGTGACGTTGCCGCCCTTGTCGGAGCCCACGACGTAGTCGCTCATGTTGACCATGACGCCGACGATCTCGGGGTACTCGTCGAGGATCTCGACCGGGACCAGACCGGTGACGCGGAGGTCCGCGGCGATCTCATCGATGCTCCGGTAGAGCTTCCTGCCGTCGGCATCCTTGAGCAGACGGCACTGCGCGATGAAGTTCTCCGTCGTGTAGAACGTCGGGGTGCCGGTGCCCTTGTAGAACTCCCGGTTGAGGATGAGCGCGTCGATGACCTCCTGGACCGAGGAATCCGCGTCGGCGAGGTTGACGCCGATCGACAGGGTGTAGAAGGGATCGTCCCCGGCGATGGGCCGGATGTTGGTCTCCTTGATCTTGTCCTCGTCGCTGACTTCGCGACCATCACCCACGAGGATCGCACGAGCGATCTCCTCGTCGAGCATCATGCGCATCTCGCCCTTCATCCAGGACACGACGTCGAAGTCGGTGATGTCGAGGATGTCGTCGCGATCGAGCTTCTGCTTCTTGTAGATGGTCTGCGGGGTCGTCTCCCGCTTGGCGACGGAGAAGAACTCCTCCTTCTTCATGTCGCCCTTGATGTACCCCTTGGCGCGGGCCTGCTCGAAGGTCAGGTCGGCGGTCCAGGTCTTGACCCGGCTGAAGGGGCTCTTGCGAGCGCCTCCGAGGACGGACGAGACCCAGCCGGTGTCGCGCTTGTCCCACTCGGGCGTGCGGGTGAGCGCACGGGCCTCGGGGAACAGGACGTCGAGGTTCTCGATGCCGTGCTGGAGTGCGGCGGCCTGGACGGCATCCCGGAGGGAGCCACCCTTCGCCGCGTCGGCGAAGATCTGGTCGATGTCGGAGTGGGAGAGGACGGGTCCGGCGTTTGCCGTCTCGTCCTTCTCGAACACGTTGCTGGTGCCGGTCATGGTTTCGGTGCCTTCCTGATCGGAATCGTGGTTGAGTGTGTCTTCTTCGCCGGCATCTCCGACGTTGTCTTGCTCTGCTTCGCCGCCCTCTTCGAGGTCCCCGGAAGCCTGGAGGGCCTCGGAGACGAAGTAGTGGACGACTTCCTTCTGCTTGTCGCTCATGTCGTCGTAGACGTCCTTGACGGTCTCGCCGCCCCCTTCATCTTCGTCGGCATGCTCGATCTCGTCGGAGTCTTCCTCTGCATCGGCGTGCACGATCTGCTCACCGGTGTAGATGATGACTTCGTCGTCAAGCATCTCTTCTCCGCCATCGGAGTGGCGGATGCTGACGTTCTCGATGAGAGCGCCAGGGTTGGCTCCAGAGAGAACGAGGCTGACCTCACGGATTGCGCCGTGGAGGACCTTCCCGCTTCGCTCGAGGAGTTCGTTGGCCCAGATGGACATCATGGTGATGTCCTCATGCTGGACGGCGTCCCGCATGTGTTGGGCCCGGGCGGAGTTGTTGAAGAAGGCGTCGGCCCAGACACCCTCATCCTTGTTCGTCAGCATCACGTGCCCGAGAACGTTCTCGGGGTCCTTGTGCTGGTGCTGCCACACGAGCGGAACCTTCATCTGATCCTGATGCTTGAAAGCACCGGTCATGATGGTTCGCCCGTCGCTGCACTTCAGGCCGGCCTTGGTTGCCCAGCCGCTGAAATCAGCTTCCATTGGATTCTTTCTCCTTGTCTTCCTTGGAGTCTGTTGAGGACTTCTTCTTTCGCCGAGCTTCTGCAATAGCTTCTTCGATCTTCTGACGGATCTCGCGAATCTTCCGTTGGAGTTCTTCGGTCTGCTTGTCGGGAGAGGTCTTCTCCTTCTCACGGGCTTCTTCAGCCCGTTCCGCAGCCTCTTTCTTCTCCTTGGCCGTCAGCTTCTCTTTGCTCTTGGCGTCTTTGTCCGAGGACTTCTTGTCTTCCTCGGGTTCCTTGCCGCTTCGTCTCTGCGCTTGCTCGGTGAGTTCTCGAAGAACCTCCTTCAGCCTTTCCAGCTTCTTTTCCAGCCGCTCTACACGGGCTTTGGCTTCATCACGCCTGGTCTTCGACTTGGCGCGTTTCTCTTCGAGGGACTCGACGTCCCCTTTGAGGTTGTTGAGTGCCTTCCCCGGCCTGGTCTTCGTAGAAGCGCCAGTTCGTTTGGAAGGTCTGCGTTTGGAGGAGGGCTCGAACTTGGTCGGGCCCCGCCCCTTCAGCTCACGGTTCTTGAGGTAGTACTCCCGGCGCTTGGCCGGGTCGTAGGGCTTCGTTGCGTGAGCGAGGATGAACTCTTCAGCATCATTCCAACCCACTGGCGTCGACCCCCAGTTCCGAGAAGACGGAGTCAACCATCGCCTCTACCTCGTCGAACGCATCTTGCATGACAGAGTCGTCGCCACCAGCTTCCTTGCCGGCAGCAGCGTCTTCCTGCTGTGGCATGTTGCTGTTGATGAGCTTGTCTGCCTTCGGGTCGTCCGCAGGCGCGAGGCCCATGAACGATCGAATCTCGTTCGCCGTGAGGATCTCGTTCCGGGTGAACTTGTCGGCGATCTCCGCCAAGTCGGTCACAGGCACGAGCTTGAACGGGTCCCTGAAGTACTGGACACGCTCTCCGCGGTTCACACCGCGCTTCTTGAGGAACGAACGCGTCATTGCTTCGACCACCGCATCGAGGATCGGCTCGATCGTACGGTTGAAGTAGTTCAGCATCGTCTTCTCGTCTGCCGTCCCGTTCATGACCTCCTCGGTGATACCGAGCTGGTTGTACAGGAGGTTGGTCAGGTACTCGACCTGCTTGAGAAGGTTGTTCTCCGCTGGGCGGTTGAGCTGCGTGATCTTCTCGGTCCCGTCGGTGTAGGCGATGCCGTACTGGCTGCCCTTCAACTGGAACTCGATGTCCTCGCGCCGCTTCTCCGCCTGCTGCCTTCGGGCCTCAGACTTGATGACGTACGGCAACTGGATGATCAGGTCCAGCTTGCCGGAGCTCGACTGCTCGTCGACCACGTCCAACAGCTGCAACTTGCGCAGCAGACGCTGGAGAGTCGAGTTCGGCTCGTTCATCACAGAATATAGCGGGTTCTCGACGATGGCCACGTACCTCTTCTCGAGGGTGACCTCCTCCCGCTTGCCTGTCTCGACGTTGTAGACGTTCACGCGGACGTGTCGGGCGTACCACTCGGTGATCTCGCCAACTCGCATGGTCTTGATGTCGAACGAGAGGTCGGACACCGGGCTGTTGACGGTGTCCACGGGGACGATGGCCGCCACACCCCTGTCGAAGAGCGTCGTTGCGATGTCCTGACGGAACGCACGGGGACCCTGGTCCAGGTTCGGCTCGAGAACGAGGCAATCCTGGAAGCGAGACTCCATGTCGTCGGAATATCGCCCTTCCTCATCCACCTTGACGTGCTTGATCTGCACGCCGGCCACGTCGATGCCGATTCTGGTGTACACGGAGGCGATGATCGACCGCTCATTCGTGTACATGAGCCGCTGACGGCTGGGCTGCGAGCCGTAGCTCGGGCCAACGTCCCATGACGTGCTCGCCTCTTGGCGGTCATCGTACCGGAACGCATTCCAGGCTTTCTTCACACGGTCAAGTACTGGCATGGGTCACCTCCATCATTCGAACGCTTCTTTGTTGAGCTTGTACGCAACGTAGGCGTCCATCATGGCCGACACGTTGTCAATCTTTTCTTCAGCTCGCTTCTTGAGGAGCTTACGGTTTCCGTTCGTGTCTTCCAGGGTCACGGCGTTGCTCATTGCGAACGTCATCAGAGCCTCGTCGAAGATGAGCTTGCGCTCTTCTGCGAGGATCTTCAGTTCGCCAAGCGGAACCGACTCGGTCTTTGCTCCCTGAATCACCTTTTCGATGCCGTAAGGTCCGTTTTCCATCTCCCAACGGGCAACGAACTCTTTGGCGTTGTACGGGTCGAAGCCAAAGCAGCGAACGTCGTACTCGTTTGTGGTGATCCATTCGTCGAGATCTTCGTAGACCTCCATCATGTCGAGAACGGTACCCTCGAGCACTTGGAGGCTGCCCTCCAGGATGAACTCTTCGTACTTCTGCCGCATTGCCGCAGGCAGTTTCATCAGCGTCAGCGACGTGATGTAGCTCCGGGTCTTGATTCCGAAGCCTTGGTTGGAGAACGGGAACATCAGCGTGAAGGCACAGAAGTCGTCGCCCTGCGAAAGGTCAGCGCCGAGTGCGCAAGGCAGGCCCCAGAACTCTCGCTCTCTGTGGGGCAGTGTGTCTTCGTAGGTGAAGAAGTACGTGTATCCCTCCATGGGGATTCCGAACCTCTTCGCCAGGATGTCGTTACGAGAAGCGGGAGCTTTCTCAGCTCTCTCGACGTCCAAGTGGTACGTTTCGTACGTAACGGTCAGTCCCAGGTTCGGATTGGCCTTCAACCACGTCGAAGGATCCGCTACTTCCTCGATGTCGTCGAGTTTGTAGTGCCAAATGGAAACGTGCGGCGCTTGGTACTCACCCTTGAGTATGTCAGCTAGTTCCATTTTGATTGTGTCGCCAGA